TTACAGCAGTTGCACCTAAAGCTAGTTTCTTAAATGCACAAGAACCTTATGGTGTTAAAGTAGAAAACACTTCTGGTTTATCAGCTACACTTGCTAGTCAAATTAATGTAGATACTTCACCTAGTTGGAGTACATCAAGTGGAACAGTAGCAACTATTCAAGATAATGCTACTGGTACTCATGCAACTGTTTCAGCTACAGACGCAGATGGAGATACAATCGTATATTCAGAAACTACTTCAGTTTTATCTGGTGCAGGATTTTCTTTAAACTCATCAACAGGTGCAATTACTGGCGACCCAACAGATGTTAGTTCAGCAACTACAAATACTTTTACTTTAAGAGCAACAGCAAATTCTAAAACTGCTGACAGACAATTTAGTATTATTGTTAATCCTACCCCAGTAGATGTTTATTACTTGTTAATAGCAGGTGGTGGCTCAGGTGGTAATGGCTATGGTGCTGGTGGTGGAGGTGCAGGAGGTCTTTTGACTAACTGGGGTTCTACTGCTTTAGATATGTATAAAGGTATTACTTATAATGTTACTGTGGGTGATGGTGGCAACACAAGACCAACTGGAAATAATCAAGGTTATGATGGAGAAAATTCTACATTTGGAGGAAGTTCTGGTGCTACAGCAATTTCAACTTTAACTGCTATCGGTGGTGGTGGTGGAGGTTCTGGTGGTAATATCAGTTCTTCAGTAGGTCGTGATGGTGGCTCTGGTGGTGGAGGAGGTTGGACTAGAAGTTTTAGACAAGGTTATGGTACTTATTCTGGCTCTTCTGGTGGAGGAATTTACAACAGTTCGCCACGACAAGGTTATGATGGTAGTAGAGGTTCAATTTCTAATGCTTCTGATGTAGGCGGCGGTGGAGGCGGTGCAGGTCAAGCAGGATATTTTACTGGTGGACAAGATGGTACTGAAAGTGTTCAAACTGCTCCAGGTTTTGGTGGTAATGGATTACAAATTAATATTGATGGCAACAACTACTACTGGGCAGGTGGTGGTGGAGGTAGCGCTGACTACAATGGAAACGCAGGAACTACACAAGGTGGTGATGGTGGTCTAGGTGGAGGAGGATATGGTCTTCACACACATAGAAGTAATGGCTCTTATGGTGGTTCAGCAATCAATGGAAGTGCAGGTGGAAATGATGCAGGAAATAATACTGGTGGAGGAGGCGGCGGTGGTGCTACAGGTGCAGGCGGCTCTGGTGTCGGTGGTTCTGGTATTTTTATTCTTCGTTATCCAAACACTTTAACAGCAACAGTAGGTACACTTGCTAGTAATACAATTACTGTAGGTTCTGACAAAGTGACTTATGTAACTGGTCAAGGTACTGGAACAATAAGTATTGCATAGTGTTGGAGATAAAATCCATGAATTTATTTAAAAAAATTAAAAATTTTATTTTTTCAAAACCTTTAGCTTTAACAAAAGAAGTTAAAAAGATTGATGTAAAAGGTTTAGAAAAAAAGACAAAGGCCGAAATTGAAAAATTAGGTCGCCAAATAGGAGTTGAACTAGATAAAAGATTAACTAAATCTAAATTAATTCAACAATTGAAAAAAGAAAACAACAAACTATAAAATTATTGAGGTTATTATGAGTGAAGAACCAAAGAATGTAATTAATATTGATGGCGAAGATTACGATATCGACACCTTGCCTTTAGAGTTAAGGAACACTATAGCTGCTAGACAAGAAATTCAACAATCTAGAGTCAGACACGAAATTGAATTGGAAAAAATTGAAGTATTGACTAACCACTATAATAGTAAAATACAAGAAGGTGTAAAACAATTCAATGGCGGCAGTAGCAAATCTTAGGATAGACCAAGGAGCTTCTTTTAGTTCAGATGTAACTGTAACCAATTCAGATGGTAACGCAGTTGACTTAGCTGGTTATACAGCGGAAGCTAAACTTGCAAGCAGTTATGGTTCTTCCACATATGTTTCATTTACCACACAAATAGCAGCTGACACCTCAACAGGTGTTATATCTATTTCCTTAACTGATACACAAACAACAGCTTTATCCGCTCCTGCCAGATATGTTTATGATGTTTATATAACAAAAACCGCAGATAGTACGGTTACTAGAGTTATCGAAGGCATTATTACAGTAAATCCAAAAGTTTAATTATTCCTCAAGTATTTTTCATTATAAATATTACAAAGAGAGAGGAAACCAATGGTGAAAGCAGTTATTAACACTACAGGTGGAGTTAAAGCAAATATTAACTCTAGCACTTCCGCAGGACCACAACAGGTATCTGTTCAAGTGCCAAGCACAAATTTAAGTGTTAACAATGTTAATAGATTGAGAAGTTTGACGGATGTAGATTCTTCTACACTAACAGATGGCGCTTTATTACAATATGATGGTTCTTCAGATAAATTCGTAACAAAAAACGAGTTAGAGACCACTACAGGAACATTGGTCTTTAACGGAGGCAATTTTTAGGAGCAAATAAATGTCAACAATAATTCAGATAAAAAGAAGTAGTAATACTTCGGCTCCATCAACGCTAAAACTAGGTGAATTAGCTTATACTTATGGTACTGGTACGCAAGGCAATAACGGCGATAGACTGTTTATTGGTGAGGGTGGTGTAGATGGTTCAGGTGACGCTAATAATATAACAGTAATTGGCGGCCAATATTTCGTAGATAAATTAGACCATGTAGATGGTACACTAACAGCTAGTTCAGCTTTAACAGCAGATAGTAACTCAGCAATAGACACACTCAATATAGGTAATTCTACCACGGTAGGTGGTACGATTAAGTTCAATGAAGGAACAAATAATGGTTCTCATTATGTTTCACTAAAAGCTCCAAATAGTGTAGCATCCAACTTAGCATTAACATTACCAGGTACAGATGGTTCAAGTGGTCATGTGTTGACAACTGACGGTTCAGGTGGTTTATCGTTTGCAGCTCCAGCAACGACACTTACTTTAGTTGATGAAAGTTCCACATCAACATCAATCAACTTATTAACTGAAACATTAAAAATTACAGGCGGTAACGGTATTGCTACGGCATTGTCTGGTGATACTATGACAGTATCTTTTGATGATGACGCTGTGTTCAATGGCGTTGACATGAATGGTACTGAATTATTTTTAGACGCAGACAAAGATACTTCAATTACTGCTGATACAGATGACCAAATTGATATTAAAATTGGTGGTAATGACAGAATTACATTAGCAACCGGTTTAATTGAAATTAAAAATGACGGTACTCAATCAGCAATTAGATTATATTGTGAAAGTTCTAACGCACATTACACAGCGTTACAATCAGCGGCTCACTCAGCATATAGTGGAAATGTTACAGTAACATTACCAGCTGCTACAGACACACTTGTAGGTAAAGCGACAACTGATACACTTACAAATAAATCAATTGACTTAGCAAACAATACACTAACAGGTAGTTTAGCAGAATTTAATAGTGCTTTACAATCAGAAAGTTTTGCTGGTCTAGCTGCTACACAAACATTAACAAATAAAACAATTGACGCAAATAGTAACACATTATCAAATATTGGTAATTCTTCTCTTTCAAACTCTACAATTACTTTAGGTTCATCTACACTAACATTAGGTGCTACTACAACAGCGATTGCAGGTGTAACAGAGTTAACAGTAGATAATTTAAATGTTAACGCTAATACTATTTCATCTACAGACTCAAATGGTAACATTATTTTAGACCCTAACGGTTCTGGTACAGTTGATGTAAACTCAAGCAGAATTACAAGTGTAACTGACCCGACAAGTGACCAAGACGCTGCTACAAAAGCATATGTGGATAGTGTTGCAAACGGACTTGATGTTAAAGAATCTTGTTCAGTTGCTACAACAGCTGCATTAGCGGCTTGTACTTATAATAATGGTGCAGGTACTTTAACTGCTGACGCTAACGGTGCATTATCAGTTGATGGTGTTTCTCCAAGTGTTGGTGATAGAATACTTATTAAAGACCAAGCAAGTGCAGTACAAAACGGTATCTATAAAGTAACAGCAACAGGTGGCGCTTCAGCGGCTTTCGTATTAACAAGAAGTCCAGACGCAGACACAGCTTCTGAATTAACAGGCGGTACTTTCTTCTTCGTAGAAGCTGGTACAGCAAACGCAGATAACGGTTATGTTGCAACACATAATGGCACACCTACATTTGGTTCTACAAATATTACATTTGCTCAGTTCTCAGGTGCAGGTCAAATTAGTGCCGGTGACGCATTAACAAAAACTGGTAACCAAATTGATGTTGCAGTAGATGACAGTTCAATCGAAGTAAGTTCAGACGCATTAAGAGTTAAAGCTTTAGGTATTACAAACGACATGTTAGCCGGTTCAATTGCAACTGCTAAATTAGCAGGTTCAATTACCAATGCAAAACTTTCAAACTCAACTATTACATTTTCTGATGACGCTTCAACAATATCAAATATTGACTTAGGCGGAACTTTGAAAATTACAGGTGGTGAGGGAATGGATGCAACAATTTCGGGCACTACATTAACTATTGCAGGTGAATTAGCAACAACTTCAAATAAAGGTGTGGCTTCTTTTAGTTCAGACAATTTTACAGTCAGTTCAGGAGCAGTTACGGTAACAAGTTTGGACGGCGGAACATTTTAATTAACATAATTGATTTAGGAGATTATTAGTGTCAACGGTTATAAAACTCAAAAGAGGAACAGCTACACCGACTACAAGTGATATTGTAAGTGGTGAAGTTGCAATTGATACTTCAGCCCAACAAATTTATATCAATGATAGTGGTACAGTAAAACGACTTGGACAAACTTCTTTAT